ATACTCGCCGATACCGCGCAACACGGGTTGCGGACGTTCAGTCGCGCGCGCCAAACGCGTCAGCGCCTGGTTAAACGCCTGGTGATCGACCTCGACGAAAGCGGCTTGTGTTGTCATGCGCTTATCCTATAATGACCACTGGTGCGCGGCGACTGGCCCGGATTGCCTACAGTCCACCCGCATCGTCCAACTGAATCCGGCAGTTGAGATCCTTACCTTCCCGCCACCTTCGTTCCATCCGGCGCGGCATACCAAAGCCTTCCCATCCGCTGACGATTCAGATAGTTCAGGTTTTTCGCTGAAATAAACGTCCAGCCTTCAAAAAATCCCCGCCCAGCTTGCGCCACAGCAAGTAATCCCTGCCCACCTTCCAATGTATACGCCTTGATAAAGCGGCTGCGCAGCTCGTACTTTCCCGTCTGCGCATCTCGGTACAGATTGATCCACACTTCCCACGGGTCTTGCAGCAAGTCGGGCAGCAAGGGCAAATGCGCCGCGCGCTTTGGGTCTTTGGCAATATGTTCCCCCAGCGCCCGTGCATCCACAGTTACCGGCAGTCCGTGCACGTCGTACGTCTTGCTGTCCGCCCCGATCACCTGCCGCACACGCTCTGCCATGGATTGACCCGGTTCAGGATATGTCGCCAAGGCGACAGGCGGCTTGAATAGCGGCATTTTTTCTGGCCTAGCGAAATCCGCAGGCGTAGTCGTGATCATCGGCCGCCACCTCGGATCGTCCAGATTCGGCGCACTGAACATGCTTTGTTGCGCCTGGCGCTGTAGGTAGCCGTTGCTGCCGCCGACGCTCGTCGCTCCCGGCGCAACCTCAAACCCCGGATCAATCCCCGCGGGAACCTTGACCGTGCGCGGTGACGGCCCGGTGCTGCCAATGGTTACTTCCCGCATCGCAATCTTGGGAGCCGTATCCGGCCCCGTCTTTCCCATCGCGCGCGCCTGGCGCTCTGTCAACGCGCGCACTTCACACTGACACCCCCAGCCATTGGGCGGAAAGTGCGTTCTCCAAAACGGATCATCCCAGCGCAGCACCATCCCATGCCACGCCTGATGCTCGGGTCGCGGATCCTTGACCGCATCCGAATGTACGTACATCCAGTACGGATGCGTTTCGGTCATTTCCAGCAATTGCGCACGCCGCCCCGCCGCAAAGCTCGTCGCAAGATTGGTCTGATAGATCACCTTGCTGCGCCAGTTACGCGATCCCTTGTAATCCCAGCCGTGCGCAGCGACGATCTGATCAAAGTTCTTGCGAAAGTGCTCAATGGACTTGCCTTGATCAAGAACTTCATCGACGGCCTTCATAAAATCAGTGACCAGGTTCTCGCGATTGGCCCCCGCTACAACAAACCCGTGGTCGTGACCGGCCGTATAAAGCTGCGTCCACGATTCGGACGGCAACGGCACCTTGCGCCGGAAAAATTCGATCTGCTCCCGAAACGGTAATCGCCCATAGGCAGAGCGCAGCACCCGATCAGCCATGGCTTGCCTTCTCAACAATGTCCATGCGCCCAGCCATCGCTGCGGCCGTCAGCGCTTCTTGCATCGCATCGGCGAATTGGTCGATGTCCATCTCGGGTGCGAGCGCCAGCAGCCCCTCGCGCAGATCTTCCAGAGATTTGGCGCGATCCACCAGTGCACGGATTTTGTCGATCCAAGAGTCCATCACGGGTGCTACGTCATCGGCCAGGCGATCCGCTTGCGCGCTGGCAATGTCCGGCTGCGCGGCAAGCGCCGCCACAGGATATGCGCCGGGGATTTGTGCGCGCATCATCCCAAAACCTCCCATGCCGCCAAAGCCGGGTTGTGCTGCGACCTGCAATACCTCTTCTCCCGCTTGCGGCACAGGGATGTTCAACTTTTCGTGCGCCCACGACGCAGGTATCTTCATGCCCGCATTGACCAAAGACGGCAGCGCCTGCGCAAACGTACCCAGGTCTTCGACGCGGCGCACGTCAAACACAAACGCCGGGGATCGGCGCGGATTCGCACCTGCGATATTTAACGCCCGAAGCGGCCAGATAATGTCTCGCGTGATCGTCGCCGCGACCTGGCGCGCATCGGACACCAGCAAATCGTGGCGTACCTCGTTATGCACGTCACCCAGCGCATTGGTGCTCGTCTTACCATCGGCCTGGCTGGTCAACGTCCCGCCCAGGATCACCTTCGATTGCGTGCGCTCGCACCAATCCGTCATCGAATGAAACGGATCGTGTGTACCCTGCGCCGCATTCTGGAACTCAATGAGCATCCCCTCGGGCACAATCCCGGCCGCGTTATGCCCGATCTCGGCGACTGCGCGTAACAAGGTGGATTTTTCCTGCTCGGTCGCGCCCGCCGGGTATTTGCCCAGGCGCAACGGCAACCCATAGATTTCCAGGAATTCCGCCAAGTCCCGCACGCTGTAGTTTTTGAAGAGATATGGCCAGGCGAGCGTGCGGTGTAGCCCCGCGCGCGTTAAATATCCCGAGCGGGCCTTGTGCTTGTGCACCACCCAGGCAAACGGCCAAAGCTCCTGCCCCGCAGCCGTGCCGTCACGCAAGCGCAGCGCATTGCCATCGTGCATCAGCGTCTGAAACCAGCGCTGCGGCCTGTGCGTTAAAGAGGCAGGCAACCACAGATTTCCAACTTGCTCCCACGTGATTTCCAGCGCCGCAAAGCCGTGGCCCAGCGCATCCATCAAATCAAGCAGTACATCTTCAAAATCCGGTAGCGCTTCGAACCATTCGCGCAGCTTCGCCGTCTCGGCTTTCTCCCGCGCATCGGCATTGGGCGGCTCCACGATCTCCCAATCCAGCGTCAAGATCGCACGCTTGCGCTTGCTCATCTCTGCATAGATGTGGCCGTCCTTCTCTTCCATGTCGGTAAAAAGATCGGCTTGCGCGACCAGGTTGCCCTGCTCGGCATCCTCAAGAATGCGGTACAACCGCTGCGGCGTTAGCCCCCGCGAGGGATGCTCGGCCCATTCCCGCTTCACGTGCCGGATGCGCGAAGTCTGGGGAGAAACCAGCGCATCGCGCGATAGAGGTCTGCCGTGTTGATCCAGAATCGTCATGTGTTTTCCTTCGCTACCACGCGCCGCGATTGCCCGCGCGCACGTCGTCATCTTGGCTGCGTCCGTTGACTTCGCGCGCCTGTTCTCGCTTCGGGATCGCCGTATAGTCAATCGCCCCAATCCCGGTCGTGGCCGCCACCCAAAGCATGTGAAGGGCGTCGGGCCCGTCGTCGTGATCTGCCATCGGCCAGTGCGTCAGCTGACTGATCAATGTACGTTGCGATGCGTGTAGCCGAATCAAACCATTGGCCACGTGCGGCTGGATCGACTCAATACGTAAATCCTTGTCCGCGTGCGGGCGCACCGCGCGCGCAGGCACCGGACACCCCAGAGCGGCGGATCGCTTCACAAGTTCAGTACGCAAAAACTCCTGAAACTGCACCGCTTCGATTACCCACAACAGGCAGCGCCAAGTCTTCTGCATGTCGATAATGTCGCTGATGATGCGGTCTGGTACGCGCTTGGCAATGCGCGCATCGACCACGTCAAGTACGCCCGTGACACGCTGATAGCCGCCAACAAGAATCGCTGACGGATCCCTGCGACTGCCCGCCTTGCCTAAACTCGGGTCGCACGCCCCGTAGAAAACCCACTCGCTGATGCGGTTGACCCAAAACTGAATCACCCCAGAGAATGGCGCGTTCTCGCCCGCGACCGGATCGTTCTGTAATTCGCTATCAAACGCCGCATGACCATCGCGCGCGCGGATCAGCATCAAGGCATAGAGCGGGCGCACCGTCGGCCACGACACATCGGCACCATCGGCCATATCATCCACATTGGCCGCATAAAAAATCCGCGCATCATCGGGTCCCTCATTCCTGAAAATCTCTTCCCACTGATCCCACAAGTCCATGCGGTGCGGCCAAGTGATGATCGCCCGGAATTTTTTCCCGTGCCAAAACGGATTGCGAAGCAAGCGAGAAAGCACCGAATCGTAGTGCAGTACCGTGCCGATCACGATCACGTCGAGCTTCGCCCCAGGCCCGGCCAGCTTCATCACGCTTTGCAGCAGCCACGCTTGCAACTTGTCGCGCTGCTCGGGAGACCTTACGTTCTCATCGTTTTCCAGATCATCGCCAACGACCAGATCAGGGCGGTGTGGGCCAAAGCGTCGGCCCCGGATTCTCTTGCCTGCCCCGAAGACTTCGACCATGCGGCCATTGGCCGTGATGATCTTGCCGACCTGCCACGTGCGGCCTTGACCGACACACTGCGCAAAATCCATGCGCAGTCGCGGATTGCTTTCGAGCTCGGCCTTGATCGCTTCAAGCATCACAGCGGCCTGTTCAAACGCATCCATGATGATTACGGGGTAGAACTTGCGCTCTGTCACCACACACCACAGCACGAAGATTTGCGAGACAAGCGTAGATTTCGCCTCCCCACGCGGCGCGGCAATGACTTCGGATTGGGAATCGGGCGCGGCTACCACGGCGGGTAGCCGCTCATACAAGTAATCGTGCAGCACGCTGTTGGGGCGATTGATGTAGTGCGGAAAATACGTGCGCGCAAAAAACTGAAAATCAGCAAGGGCGCGTTCGCGACGTGTAGCCGACGCCTTTGGATTCACATCAAAACCATCGACTTCGGCCTCAATCAACGCGCGCATCTCGACGGCCAACGCCGCAATGTCAGCCATGAACGCGCGCCGATTGACCGCCTTGGAGCTAACCCCCCAGCGTTTGGTCAGCATCATCAACTCCCGTAAATACCGGTTAACGCTTCACCAAAGGGTTCCAGGACTTCGGCAAACGTCGCCCGATGCTGCGGAAACCGCTCCCGAATAAATCCGGCCAAGTGCTGTACAACCTGCATGGCCGTCGCAAGCTCTGACGTTTCGGGCAGAATCCGTTTGGAAGCGCTCACCGTCTTGTTGTACGCATCGGCAAGACTGGCCAGCATCTGGACTTTTGCCGCCGGTTCGATTTCGGCGTCGTCTGTGACCGCTTGCATCGTCGCCTGGTATTGCGTCACCAACCCCGCCAGAACTTGTCTGGCCACGGCCTCGATGCCGCCGTCGCTCATCAGCTGCGCAGCCCTGGCCTTGTCCCAATCATCGCCCGCCGCCAGCGCCTGCGCCTTCCAGCGCGCCGCCGTGGCGTAGGAAATTTTGGTCTTTAACGCCGCCACCTCCAAAGACAAGCGATCCGCCACAAAGGCGCGACGAAGCCGCTCGCGGGTTTGCTTTGGATGCGCCATTGGAATTACAGCCCAAGCTTTGCGCGCGCAAAGGAAATGCCAGCAGAGACAAGGCCACCTGCCACGCCACCCGCAACCGCGCCTACGCTGACGTTTACCGCAGCCCCCGCACGCGCTCCGGCAATCGCGCCTGCACGCGCGCCTGCTCGGGCTCCCGCGCGTGCAGCCACTTTCGGCAGTCCATCAACTTTTTGGTCAATGTCATCAAGCCTCGCGTCAATGCGACGCAAGAGATGCAGCGCTTCAATCGATTCGGGAGTCTGTTCGTCTTTCATGTCCGATCCTGTTTTTTGTCAAGCTTGTCCGAAAGCCGGTCAATCTTCGCCTCAATGCGAGCGATGAATTCGGCCATCTCGGCGCGCCGACAATAGTCATTGGCTTGCGTGGCCAACAGCGCCTGCAAGGTCAACAAATCCTTCTGCAAAGCCTCTACACGCGTACGGCTTTCGTCCAAGGCGGCATTCAAGCGCCGCAACCAAATACCGCCCGCCGTCGAAATCAAGGTCAGCAGAAACCCCAAAATCTGTGCCGCGCCGATCTCCACCGTCATGGCCGCCGCTCCTCGTACAAATCCAGAATCGCGTTCAGCTGCGCGACCGCATCACGGCATATCTGGCTGTTGACGTGGTGAACGGTCAACACATCGGCCTGCGTCACTGCGCTTCGGGCAAGCTCTGCGGTTCGCTCGCCTCCAGGGGCACGAAGTCCAGGGGACGCTCCCGAAGATTCGGCGGCAAGATCAACGGCGCTTGGCATTCGCAGACCAAGGGCGGCGTTGTAGTCGCGCACCCAACCAGCAGTAAAAGGGCGATCAGGTAAAGGCCGCGGCGCGTCGCCGGGCCGCTCAACGTACACAGTCGAAACATGAGACACCCGCTTTTGAAGTTGTTTTGTCAGCCTGGCAATGTCGGCTTGCTGCGCCAGCAACTTGACGGCCGCCGCATCAGCACGCGCAGCTTCGGTCTGGATTTGCTCGACGTAGCGGCGCACAGCCTCGGCCTGGGCGTTAGCGACCCGCGCCTCGTACGCCGACAGCTTCGCATCCCCCTTCGCGCTGGCGTTGCGGTAGCCGTGCAGATACGCCGTGATCAGCAGTACCAGCACCGTCAAACCAGTCGCCAGTGCACGCACAAGCGTGGACGACAGCAAACTATGCATTTTGATCCCCGTTGCGGCTACCGCCGCGCTTATCGCGCAGACACGGCTGATCGACATAGCGCAGGATCGCAATCGCAATGCCCGCGATCATCGACAACCAGGCGAACATGCGGGCGGACAATATGCCCGCGAACAGTGGCAGGTGTTCGTGCGCAGCCGCCACTACCGCCAGCAACAACGACACGATCACCGTGTACGAACGGTGCAGCCGTGGCCAGTTGCATGTGAGCTTCACGCCGTCCACCTGCCCGTTAAAAACAATTCGCGCTCGGCTCGGCGACGGCGCACTAGACCAGGTAGCCGCTTTCCACCCGCATACACCCACTTCGGGAATTCATCGGCTGCGCCCGTGAAGTCGCCCGCGCATAACTTCGTCAGCAGCGTAGAAGGCGTGCCATTGGCGAGACACACAAAACCAGACTTGACGCCCTGCCTACCCGCGCCGACGTTAAACACGAACGACACCAAAGCATCAAACTGCCCTTGCGTTAAATCGACCCCGGCGCACGCTTGACGCACCATGGTTTGCGCTTCATGAATGTCTTGCGCCAAGAGCGCGCAAGCCTCTTCGCGCGTAATGCTCCGCCCTTGCGTAACGTCAGCGCCCGTATGTCCGTACCCAATCGTCCAGACACCGCCCGCCGCATCCCAATACGCATCCAGGCGCAGCCCTTCAAAATGTTGAATCAGAGAAATGCAGGCATCCGATGCCTTGCGCGTATCCGTACCCATGTGGCAACCCCATCAATATCCTGGTCGCCATCATCGCGCGCGCGATCTTTGCTGTCGTGCTGAAACCCTTCAGTACCTTTGGCAAGGATTGTGAGGGTGCAAGATTGTGATTTTTCTGCCTATCCGAAAAGTCGGGCTTGTCTCTTATCTACCCTGCGCGGTACCTCAATTCTGTCGGGCCGCTTCAAAATATCCCAGATCCTGCGATCCGAATACCCATAGCGCAGCGCCAAGTCACTGACCACCTGCACCGACGACTGCCCGCCCGGACGTGTGGAGCGGTCAAAATCGCGCCGAATGCTGCGATACGTCGCTTCGGTCAGCGCCAGGTCGCAGCGCGGCACATACAAAATCCCGCCACCAAAATGCCTGATCAACCTGTCGGCCACCGCATCGCCCACACGCTCGGCCAAATGTGCATAGCTTGAATCGCCCGCGCGTGTACGGCACTTCGGAATAGCTACCGACGTGCCGCCAAGGCTGCGAATGACTGCGCGCGCATCCGACAACCCCAACACTGCGACAAGCGTCGATGCCGATTCGGGCAGCAAGTCCCGCACGTCGGCAAATCTCGCATCGTCAAAGACAGAGCCCATCACAGCCTCTCATCACCGTGGGTATTCGCGCCCATGCCGATCCGCATCCAGCGTCAGAGCAATGACCAGCTTTTGCAACCGCAACGGATCACAGAATTCCAGCGCATCGGCTCCCGTTATCCGTTTGATCATCGTCGCCAGATACCGCCGGTCACGCCCTGCGACTTGCAGCAGCGCATCAATCTTGGCAAGCAGCGTCCGGCGATCTCCGCCCACGCGATCCCGCCTCATGCGCGCCGTCGATTTAACGCCCATCCTGGCGAAGTGATCCAACACCTTGCGACGCCCCGCATCATCCAAGTCCGCCGCGCTCGTCTTACCCGCAACCGCGTGCAGCATCGCGCGGTACTCGTCATCGCGCATCGCCGCTTGCGCCTTCAACACGTGGATCACCGCAATCTCTTTCTTGCGGATCGCTTCACGGTCGATGTACTAACGGTTCGTAGCATGTCGCATCG